CTAGTATAATAAACTCGGTAAACCAAACTTCAGCTTTGTACGGATTATATAGAGTGCGGCAGTAGCGGCACAGAAAGTCACCTCGTGTTTTTGGTTCTTCGCAGAATAGACATTTTGTATATCTCATTGAACTCTCCTTATAGGTTAATAATAGCACATCTGTGCGGAAATGCAATTAAGTCATTCATAAATCTCTAATGTAATTCTAATACTATTCGCTTGACGGCATTTGTATAATTAGATAAAAGGAACCCCACTAATAGTACTTAACTAAAAGTTAAAATAAAAAATTAATTAAATATAATCTTTAATACTTAAGTCTATTATATATATATATAATATATTTAAGTATTATTTATTTGGAAATTTACAAAAATTATGGTAAAATACACGAGTAGTTTATTCTTTATATAGGGAGGGTTTTATGGAAGAAGCAGTCAATCAATCAATTAATTTGGAAGAGTATCAAAGCTTTGTCCGCAGTACAAAGCGGTATTCAGAAGCACATGCTGTGCTTTACCCAGTAATTGGATTAGCCAGTGAAGTTGGGGAAGTAAGTGGTAAGGTTAAAAAGATTCTCCGTGATCAAGAAGGAGAAATGTCTGGTGAGAACATTGTTGAACTAATCTCCGAACTTGGTGATGTACTTTGGTACATTACATGTATTGCAGATGATCTTGGGGTACCGTTAATTGATTTGTTTACGGTTAATGTAGCTAAGCTTACTGATCGAGTAAACAGAGATGTAATTCAAGGTAGTGGTGACAATCGATGACGAGGTTTTCAATTATTGAGTGGAACGAACTAACTAACGGAGATTTTTCCGTTAAGTTTGTCGTATCCTCGAGTGCACAAGAAACTATTGAAACGTACACGATTACTGTTCCGTTTCAAGGGGAAGATCCGCAGTTGTTTTTGAATAAACTCCGTAACTACATGATTAGTCATGTATCCTACTTAGATAATTCAAAGACAGTAAAACAACTCATGACCAAGTTCTCATTTACTGACCCAACAGTTCATTATTACCAACACATAGGAGAGTCTAATGTATCTTAGCGCATCTTTTCTTGAGCGGTACCCAAGCAATCCAGACTGGCCAAGCATCTTGGGTCAGTTTGTGTATCTCCGCACTTACTCACGGTTTATCGAAAAACTCGGGAGACGTGAAACATGGAAGGAAACTGTTACACGAGTTGTAGAGTACACAATCGGACTAGATACTATTTCTGAACATCACGAAAAAGTTACGGAAGCGGAGCAGCTTTTTGAGTACATGTTCAAACTTAAAGTGTTTCCCGCTGGCCGTACGTTGTGGACTGGCGGTACCGAGGCAGCAAAGAAATACCCGCTGTCTAACTTCAACTGCTCGTTCACCATTATCAAAGATTTTGAAGCGTTTACTGACGCGTTCTACTTGATGATGCTTGGTACTGGTGTAGGGTTTCGCGTTCTTCCGGAGGACGTCGCTACGTTACCAAGACTGCGTATGCGCTCATTGAGTGTTGAGCACGACACTTACTACCCAACACCGAAAGAAGACCGAAACGAGACAACTGTTTCGTACAAGGAAGTTATGCGCGGTGTGTTTACGAATGTCATAATTATTGGCGACTCGAAAGAGGGCTGGGTTGACGGACTTGCACGATTACTCGAAGCATTCACCGACAACAGCGTAGCTAAGGTATTAATTAACTACAACTCAGTGCGCCCCGCGGGCGAAGTACTTAAGACGTTTGGTGGCCGCGCTTCAGGGCACGAGGCATTGAAGAACATGTATACGAAGATTGCGGACACTCTCAACGAGGGTATTCTCGCCGATCAATACACTATCTCTACGCTGCAGGCCATGGACATCATGAACTTGATTGGTGAGGCTGTGGTAGTCGGTGGTGTTCGCCGCTCTAGCGAAATTACGCTGTTTGACATTAACGATGAGTCGGTGCTTACTGCGAAGCAAGACCTTTGGTCAGATCCAGCTAAGCAATCTAAGCGCTTTCGCTCTATGTCGAACAATTCTGTGTTCTTTAAGAGCAAGCCAACAAAAGAGCAACTTATCAAGATTTTCGACTTGATCTCCGTTAATGGAGAGCCCGGTTTTATCAACGCAGAGGCCTCGGCCAAACGTCGAAAATGGTACGCGGGTACTAATCCTTGTGCAGAGATTTTACTTGCTGATAAGGGCGTGTGCAATCTGTCCGAAGTCAACGTGCGTGCGTTTGTGGTTCAGGACCCCAGTGGTCGCAACGTCATTGATGTTTATGACTTGCACGAGGCTATTCAAATGGCTACACGTATCGGTGTGCGTATGGCCACGCTTGAGTTAGAACTCCCGAAGTGGAATGCTACGCAAGCGCGTGACCGTCTCACGGGCGTAAGTCTTACTGGGTACGTCGAAGCTATGGATGCGGTGGGATGTGATTCAACAGTGTCCTCCAGCTTGGTACCGGACGTCCACGCGGCCACCAGAGGCGCGGAAGCTGGCCGATCCTCATATGGATACACCTTTTCATTAGAATCGTTCCTGTGGGATCTACGCATGGTTGCAAACATAGAAGCAAAAAAGTATGCGACTGAGTTGCGTATTGCTCCACCACTGCTGGTCACGTGCGTGAAACCATCGGGAACTATTGCACAACTGCCCACGGTAAGTAGCGGAGCACACGCATCCTACGCACCGTACTACATTCGGCGGGTTCGCATTTCGTCCAACGACCCGTTGGCCAAAGCAATGCACTCGGCCAAGTTCACTATCTTCCCAGAAGCGACACACTGCGACCCTGCAGTATTTGCCGCTCTTTCTGAATCAGATAAGCTTGACGTACTGCAACGATCCCCAACGTGGGTTATCGAGTTTCCGGTAAAAACCTCAGCGGTAAAGCCAGCAAGCGATGAATCGGCGTTGATGCAATTAAGCCGCTATTTCATCTTGCAACGCGAGTGGGCCGACCACAACACGTCAATCACCATCAACTTCTCACCTGATGAAGTTGCGGGTATTGTCGACTGCATCTACGAGAACTGGGACGACTACATCGGAGTCTCTTTCTTGCCGCGATTTAGCACAGCGTACCCGTTGATGCCCTACGAGGAAATTAACGAGGAAGAGTACACGCGACGTCAAGCTCAGATCGCACACATTGACGGTGACTACATCACCAAAGCCTTGTCATTTTACGAACATCCCGTAGAAATTGACGAAATTCTGGATGCCGATTGCGAGGGTGGTGCTTGTCCCATCCGATAGCTGACAAAATTATAATGACATTTGTAGAGGATACTATGCAGTTTGTGCGTAGTATCCTTTATGTTTGGAGGACAAATGGCCAAAAATCGCAGGTTTGATGAGATTTTGAAAGACTATTCAGACAAATACGATCTGACAACGCTTTCTTCGCCGAATGACCGCGCTAACTTGGAGATGCTCATAAACAATCAAATAATTGTAGAAAGCATCCAAAGTAAATTGCAGGAGGTCGCTGAAGACGACCCAGTGGCCAACATTGAACTAGTGCAGCGTTTAGGCTCTGCGCTTAAAGATTTGATTGAGCGTAATCTGCAATTAGAGCGTGCCTTAGCACTAGACCGTAAAACACGCAACAGCTCGCAGTCCGAATCAGTTGCTGACTACATTGTAAACTTGAAACAGCTTGCACAGGATTTTATTGATCGGCGACTAGTTAAACTCTACTGCCCCTCGTGTAAAATTTTGCTCATGCGGTTCTCAAGCGTGCATGATCATAATCCGTTTTCGATAGCGGTGAAATGCACACAGTGTAATCAGGACGTAACTGCTGCTCGAGAGGAGAAGGACATTTTCTTTGATATTAAAGACAGCGCGTGGCGTAAAAAACATCGATACAGTGTGAGTCTTCCTAAGGAAGCGGGCACATCGATGGAAAGCGGCGACGAAGAGGAGTTCATTATCGACGAGGAGGAATCCGATGCTTAAAGAGAAAATCAGCGAAGCTGAGCTAGACCTTCTCGAAGTTATTGAAGATCCGGTCTGGTTAAACGAATTTTTACGGAGCACCAACAACGGCGACATGAATCGCATCAACTGGCCCCCCGAAGAGTTTACGTTCCGCGCTTACCAAAAGGAAATTCTCTCCGATCAGACAACGAGTGTGGTGGTTACTGGCGGCCGCGCTATTGGTAAATGTCAGCCCGCAAGTGCACGTATTTTTACGTCAGAGGGGTACAAGCGTATTTCTAAGCTATTAGGCAAACCGTCAATTATTACATACGGTTACGCAAACGGCCAGTTCACTCAACGACGGGCGTTCATTCGCCCTGATCGCTGGAAGAAGTCATGGTCGCTTACGACTAACGGCGGGAAAATACTAAAGGCCACTGACGTACACCCGATTCTGACTCCCCATGGGTATGTGCTCATGGGCGATCTGGTCATTGGCGATCTAGTAGCCGTGATGAACTGGCTCCCTAGCGACCACTGCATCCTCGACACAATGTCTTGGGCCGAGCTTCGCATTCTTGGCTATATGGCCTCCGGATCTGTCTACTTCAAAGCAACCGGGGCAGTTAAACCACGATTTAAGAAAGTTCGTGAAGAGTTCAAAGAGATCTCACGGCAGCTGTACCTAGAGTATAGCGAAACAGACGATGGAGTTATCCGCTTAGATCGATTCAAAGCTGGTGGCACCCGTCACTACGTCAACCAGCTAAAGATAGAGCTGGGCTTGTTTGGTAAGGACAGCCGCAAAGTATTTCGCCTTGGTTGGCTGAAAACACAAACATTGAAGAACATTCAAACGTTTATGGAGGCAGCGTATGCCCAACACGGCGAATGCTCTCAAAGTTCAGTACGGATTAAGCTTCACAATTGGAGCTACGTACAGGATTGGCAGGAACTGTTGCTGTACTTCGGCATTAAGACTAACGTAACGCTCTTGGCCAAACACACCGATGAGCATCATCGATTCGACATCGATGACTCTGTGTGGATGGTAGAAACCGCTGATCCGGTCTACGCACGCATCTTCTGGAGTAAGTTTAAGCTCCCCGGTATCTACGCCGCGCTACGCCCACCCGAGGAGTATCCCGAAAAATACTCATGGGAGCCGATTGTCGCCAAGCAGCGACATGGCATGCAACGCACGTACTCCGTGCATGTATATCACGACGAAACTTACATCAGTGAAGACATCATTGTGCACAACTCAGTAATTCTGGAAGACTTACTGACGTACCAGATTCTTAATTCAAACATTGAGTTTCCGCGTACGCCTGAGCAGTTACTGGTTACGCCCAACACTAATCAGCTGACTCCTATTCTAGATAGACTTATTCTAAAGTTTACTACTTCCCCAATGCTGAAAGACTTTCTTAATAACAACGTCAATCGATCGAAGGGTACAATGGACTTTAAGATGGGTGCCCGTCAGCACAGACTAAACGCCCGTATTGCTGGTAGTAAGGAAGCAAACAACTTGGTTGGTCTCCACATACCAAAAGTAATTGGAGACGAGTTTCAGTTGTTCCCCATGACGGCTTTTAACCAACTGCAGCCGACTATTAACACGTGGGAAAGTAAGACACAGGAGTTGTACGTAGGCGTGCCTAACGGCATGCGTAACACGGCGTTGTATGTACTTGATATAAAGACACCAAAGTTTAAAAAGTATCGCATTCCAGCCCCAAACAATCCGTATTTTACTAAGGCGGACTGGGATGACGCTATTCAAAAGTATGGCGGCGAGTCTGAGGACATTTTTCAACAACTGGTGCTGGGTAAGCACGGCAGTCCATCGTTTCAAGTACTTTCTCGTGATCAGATGAAGTTGATTCCAATTGACTTCTACAGTCACAAGTACACGCAGTCAGAAAAGGAAAAGGGACGCAGCTACAAAGAATGTTTGCCTATTCATCGAAACAAAGACGCTGATCAGGTAGTGTTTGCCATCGACACTGGGTTTTCGGACCCGACTATTATTCAAGTGTTTACGTTGGTAGACGGTACGTGGAGATGTAACGTCCGTTACCGTATCCAACGCATTGACTATCCCGAGCAGGAAGTCATTATTGATTATCTCGCTCGTGCGTACAATGCGACGCGCATTGCTATCGACGTCGGTGCTGGTGGTGGTGGTGCGGGCATTTCACAAAGTTTACAAACCCGATCTGAGTTTGCGTCGTTTAATTACGCGTCGCGCATTATGGCAATTCAGTTTAATGAGCGCGTGACCATTGGTAGCGTTGGAGACAACGA